AAAAGAAAACAAAAAAATGTCAAACGTACAACAATTATTAGAAAGCGCTGCGGGTTCTTGGAAGAACTTGCAAAGCGACGCTGCTAAATTGGCTAACAAATGGAATAAAACCGGCTTGTTAGAAAATTTAGTTGAGGTTGACAAAAACAATATGTCAATCTTGTTAGAAAACCAAGCCAAGCAATTGGTAACTGAAGCTAACACTATCACTTCAAATTCATCTTTCACTTCAGGTGGAACTGGTGAAAACTGGGCTGGTATTGCTTTGCCTTTAGTACGTAAAGTATTCGGTACAATCGTAGCTAAAGAATTCGTTTCAGTTCAACCTATGAACATGCCTTCTGGTCTAGTGTTCTTCTTGGATTTCCAATACGGTAATACAAAGACTCCTTTCACTGAAGGTCAATCATTGTATGGTACTCGTAACACTGCTTCTCAGTTCCCATTCTCTACTCCAGCTGCTCAAGGTGGTTTATATGGTGGTCCTGAAGGTCGTTTCACTTACGCTACTAACCAATTCTCAGGTTCATTGCCTATGACCGGTGCTGCTAACTACGGTACAGTAGCTCCTCCAGCCTTAACAGGTACTGGTTCATTCATGGAAGGTACTTGGGCTGAATTGAACTTTGATTCTGATTACTCAGCTTCAGTTGCTGCTGGTCAAATCATTAAATTAACAGTATCAGCTTCTGTATTGCCTTCATTTGACCAAGATGCAGTTCGTGGTTTCGTAGCAAACTATACTTCAGGTTCAAATGCTGTATTTAGTTCAGCTAACTTGTTGTCAGCTTTCACAACTTACAACTATACAGCTAATACAATTGCTTTCTTCTACACCGCTTCAGCTACTGCTACTTTAGGTGAATTGCAAGGTACAGCTACTGTATTCTACCAAAAATCAACTTCACAAGATGGTATCAACGTTACTTCTGGTAACAACCAAGCTTCTGCTATTGGTGGTAACCAATCTGGTCGTGGTGATTTCGAAGCTTCAGGTTCATTCTCAACTCCAAACGCTGCTTCAGCTACTAACATCTCTATCCCTGAGATTAACGTTAGAATGCAATCACAACCTATTTCTGCTAAAACCAAGAAATTGAAAGCAGTATGGACTCCTGAATTTGCTCAAGATTTAGCTGCTTACCAAAACATTGATGCTGAAGCTGAATTGACTAACATTATGAGTGAGTACATTTCAATGGAAATTGATTTGGAAATCTTGGATATGTTGATCGAAGATGCTGCTGCTGATACCGAATACTGGTCAGCTATTAACAACACTGTTTACTCAAATGGTGCTTTCGCAACTCAATCTTCTGGATTCTACAACACTCAAGGTCAGTGGTTCCAAACTTTAGGTACTAAAATCCAAAAAGTATCTAACAAGATCCACCAGTTGACTTTACGTGGAGGTGCTAACTTCTTAGTAACTTCTCCTACAGTAGCTACTATTTTGGAATCAATCCCAGGATTTGCTTCTACTTCAAACGGTGAAGCTGATCAAATGGAATATGCTTTCGGAGTACAGAAAATTGGTTCAGTTAACGGTCGTTACAAGGTTTACAAAAACCCTTACATGACTGAAAACTTGATCTTAATGGGTTACAGAGGTTCTCAGTTCTTGGAAACAGGTGCTGTATTCGCTCCATACATTCCATTAATCATGACTCCATTGGTGTACGATCCTGATACCTTCACTCCACGTAAAGGTTTATTGACTCGTTACGCTAAGAAAATGTTACGTCCTGAATTCTATGGTAAGGTTTACATTAGTGGCTTGAACACTATCTAATCTTAAATAGAAAGGATAAACACTTAACAAAAGGGCCTAGAGAAATCTAGGCCCTCTTTGTTTCATAATATTTATATTAAATAACGTTATATGACTCAATACTCTCACGAAGATGATATCTTCAAAGAAAAAAGAAAGCCTAAAAATCCAATTAAATTTAAGTTACAACTAAACGAGGAACAAAAGGCTGCCAAAGCAAAAATACTAGAAAGTACTATCACGTTACTGGCTGGTGCCGCAGGTTCAGGTAAAACATTACTCGCCTGTCAAATTGGTTTAGAAAAACTATTTATGAGAGATGTTGAAAAAGTAATTATTACTCGACCAACAGTATCTAAAGAAGAAATTGGATTCCTACCAGGTGATTTAAGGGAAAAAATGGATCCTTGGGTACAACCAATCTACCAAAATATGTTCCTACTTTATGATAAAACTAAAATTGAAGAACTTATTAAAGAGGATAAAATTGAAATTGTACCTGTATCGTTTATGCGAGGTAGAACATTTGTAAATGCTGTAGTAATTGTTGATGAAGCCCAAAACGTGACACATGAACAAATGGAAATGATTGTTACCCGTATTGGTAAAGGATCTAAAATGATTATTTGTGGTGATGATGCTCAGGTAGATTTAAAACAAAAACGTGACTCTGGATTTAAATTTTTATATACAGCTGCTAAACGTATTAAAAACTTAGAGGCAATATCCTTAAAACAAAACCATAGAGATCCTATTGTAGAAGATTTAATTAATCTATACAATGACGCCTATGAAAAAGGAATTACTTTAGGAACTTCTGGTACAAACGGAAATTCTAAAAAATAAGTTAGGAACTATACTTTTTTAATATTTATATGAAAAAGGCATGGCAACTTTTACTTCCCAAATATATGAAATTTTAAGTTTAAATGGAGATAATGTAGGTTCTTCTGTTACTAACACTATTAATAATGTTAATTATGTTGATAATAGAATACTAAGTGTTCCCTCTGAATCAGTAACAACTTTATTCTCAATGGATTCAGTTCCTGGAGCTGGTACTTTTGTAACAAGCAGTGTTAAATATGTTAGAGTAACTAATAATTCAAATACTGCTCCTATTAAATTAATCATCTCATCTTCAACTGAAGCAATGAGTTATTTAATTTCTACAGGTAGTTCATATATGTTATCAACTAGTAAAATGACAGGAAGTACTAGTGGTTTAGCTTTTGATGATATAAAATCAGTAAAAGTTCAACCTTCAGGAAGCTCTGCAAGTATTGAATATTATATTGTAACAACTTAATAAATTATGGCATCTACAGTAATACCAATTTGGCCTGGTTCCTCATCATTCGCTCAAGTATCAGCGTCTTATTATGGTACACCTAGTGTATGGCCACCACCAACACCTTTTGGTTTTTATGATGATGATTCTCAATTTCAAACAGACGCTAATAAAGTAGCTAACTTTTGTGCTTTGCGTTTAGGTTATCCTATTGAAAATGTAGAATTACAAGACATTAACTTTTGGGCTGGATTTGAAGAAGCTGTAACTATTTATGGAAATGAATTATATGCTTTTCAAACTAGAGATAATTACTTATCTTTAGAAGGAGCCTCAGATAGGATTGATGTTAATAATTCTGTATTTACCCCTACAATGGCTACTATTGTTAGATTATCTCAACAGTATGGTGAAGAGGCAGGAGCAGGTGGTAATGTAACTTGGTATAAAGGTAGATTAACTTTAATACCAGGACAACAAAGATATGATTTAGCAGCATGGGCTGAAGAAGAAGGAATAGCTGGTGGTATTGAAATTAAAAATGTTTGGTATCAGCCACCTCCAGCAATTAACCAATTATATTCTCCTACTTTATTAGCAGGACAAGGTGGTTTAGGTGGTGTACCACCAGCTGGTTTATATGGATTTGGATATGGTTCCGCTAATTATTTAATGATGCCTACAAGCTTTACAATGCAAAATATTCAAGCTATTGAAATGCAAAACCAAGTAACATTATCTAATTATACATTTAATGTTGTAAATAATATACTTTCTGTGTTCCCTGTACCTGGTACTGGATTGACTGGAGATGATTTTGATGGAGGACAAGATTTAGGTTATGGTCATTATTTAGTATTTGATTTTATTAAATTACAAGACCGAATTGATGCTGCTTTTGCTGATGGTACAAATAAAATTGTAAACACATCTAATGTTCCTTATGTAAATCCTGTTTATTCAAATATTAACTCAGTAGGTAGAAGTTGGATTTTTGAATATACATTAGCTAAAGCAAAAGGTAGCTAGAATAGCTGAAATTAACCAAGTACCAATGACAATATTTATAGGATAATATGGCACTATATGGACAAATGAGAGATATTAGTATGTTTCGATTCGTGAATCGCGAGTTGATGCAAAAGATTATTTCTCAACAGGTGGTGTTTTATAAGTATAAAGTTGGTGAAACTAAAGTAAACATGTATGGTGAATCATCAGAAGGAAGAAATTTTGTTGACCCTGTAATATTGTTTGCATTAATAGAAACTAGTCAGTTTGAATATCCTACAAGTGACTTTGGAGCTGATTTTAAATGGAATGTTACTTATAAATTTTTAAGGGATGATTTAGTAGACGCTAATGTTTATCCTGAGTTAGGAGATATTATTATGTTCCAAAACGGATATTGGGAAATAGATAATGTTAACACAACTCAATTCTTTGTAGGTAAAGATCCTGAATATCCTTATTTAGATGGAGCAGGAAACAACCCATATGAAGAAGATTTAGGTCAGTTTGGTTATAGTGTATCAGTAATTTGTAACTGTCATTATGTTCCATCTGATAGACTTAACATTGAATTATCAAGACTATAATGGCTCAAATTAGAAAACCTATACCAAAGACCCAAAAACAGCTCGGAAATGAGCAAGTGACTCCTACTTACCAACAAGCAGGTAATCCTAATAGTTTTGCTCCTACTCCTCAAAATAATAGAGCATTAAATACCTCTTTTGAAGGAGATACAACAAAACCATTTAGTGTAGGTATTCAAGATATTGATGAAGCTATATTTTATTATTTCCAAAATGTAATCCAACCCTCAGTAACACAAAATGGATCTAGATTAAATGTTCCTGTAATTTATGGTTCTCCTGAAAAATGGAAATCATACCAAAAAGATGGCTATTACAGAGATCAAAAAGGTAAAATTATGGCCCCTTTAATTATGTTTAAGCGAAATGATATAACAAAAAATAGACAAATCGCTAACAAATTAGATGCTAATAACCCTCAAAACTTTGGTGTATTTACTAAAAAATATACTCCAAGAAATGCATATGATAATTTTAAAGTATTAAATAACAGAATTCCTCAGCAAGATTACTACGCTGTAGTGATGCCTGATTATTTAACTGTAACTTATGAAGTAGCAGTATTTACATATTATGTAGAACAATTAAATAAAATAATTGAATCAATGGAATATGCTTCAGATGCTTACTGGGGTAATCCTCAACGTTATCAATTTAAAGCAATGATTGATTCATTTGGATTTCAAACTGAATTAGCTCAAGATGATGAACGAATAGTAAGAAGTACTTTTAATGTCAAAATTAATGGATATATTATTCCAGAAATATTGCAAAAAGATATAACAGCCCTTAAAAAATTCTCAAATAAAACAAAAATTGTATTCTCAGTTGAAGCTGTAGATAGTCCTGCTTTCTTCGAAGGTATAGTAGAAGGAGACAGAATTATAACAGAATGGTACAGGTACTATTGACATATATCAAGATGGAATACTAGTTAGCGCTAGTGTTCCTTATATTAACATAAGTGGTTCCGCAGAAGTTACGGGATTTGATGTAAGTGGGAGCAACAATGGTGTTACTATTTTAATTCAAGGTGTTGGATTTCCTTTTTCAGGTTCAGCTGTAATTACTGGTTCATTAGTAATTTCAGGTTCTTCACAACCAATTGTAATACAAACTTTACCTGTTCAATCTGGCCCCTATGTAGTAACATATAATCCAGTTACAGGAGTAGTAGGATATGTAAATTCTACCTCAGGTACTAGTGGTGTTTCAGGTACAAATGGTACTGCTGGAATATCAGGAGAAAGTGCTTCTTCAGGTACAAGTGGTACTTCAGGAACTTCTGGTACTTCAGGAGCCGCAGGTCAAAGTAATTCAGGAGCATCAAGTGGTACTTCTGGTACTAGTGGTACAAATGGTACTGCTGGAGATAATGGAAGTAGCCAATTAAGTGCTTCAAGCGGAACAAGCGGATCTTCAGGATCAAGCGGTACAGCAGGTGCTGAAGGATCATCTAATGAAAGTAAATCTTCTGGAACTTCAGGAACATCAGGTACTTCAGGTACAGCGGGAGTTAATGGATCAAGTGAATCTAGCACTACTAGTGGAACAAGCGGTTCATCAGGATCTACAGGTACAGCTGGAGCTGATGGTCAATCAAATAATAGTGCTTCTTCAGGCACATCAGGAACAAGCGGTTCTACAGGTACTTCAGGTACTATAGGAGAAGCTGGTTCTTCTCAATTAAGTGCTTCAAGTGGAACAAGTGGTTCTTCAGGAAGTACAGGTACCGCGGGTGCTGATGGATCAAACAACACATCAGGAATAAGCGGTACATCAGGTTCATCAGGATCAAGCGGTACAGCAGGTGCTGATGGCGCTAATAATATTTCAGGTATTAGTGGAACAAGTGGTTCTTCAGGAACCAATGGTACTGCGGGAGCTGACGGTTCATCTAATGAAAGTAAAACCTCAGGTACTTCTGGTTCAAGCGGTTCATCAGGAACAGCAGGAGCAGCAGGTGCTTCAACTGAAAGTAATACATCAGGAACAAGCGGTTCA